TAATATAGTAATAAAAATATTAGATTATAGTATTGATTTTATAAACTCTACATTAGATTTTATATTTGATATAAAACAATCTGAAAGAAAAGTTGTATTTGATAAGTTAAGTCAAAAGACACTTGATAAAAGCAATTCTGACATTTGTAAAACGCAAATACTAATAACTTCTAAGGGGGACTCTAAAAGTCGCTCTAAAACGATTACAGAGAGTCTCATAGGGACATATAGTGAAGTGAGTAACGATAATGAATTTGTTGGCAAGAGATTAAAAAAAGAAATAGACATCACTAAGCCAGTATTACCATATGTAAAAGTTCTTAATACTTCTATATATGAAGATGCTAATTTTGTGGCATTACCTGGGGATTCTATTATTAAACAATATAAAAACATTGAACACAATGATATATATGATAAAGCCATTCCAAATTCTTTGAAAACAGGAGATTTATTTATGGCGCATTCCTTAAAAGGAGAAGAAGTATATTATTCTACTGACAAAAACTTTAGTAGATTAGGAAGAGTTTTAATAGGAGGAATGGGTTCAGGTAAAACTAATAATATGACTCGTTTAGCAGAAAGTATAATACAAAAAGGGGATGGCTTAGTAGTTTTAGACATTATAAAAGACTGTGAATTAGCAGAAAATATTAAAGCAGTAACTCCAAAAGATAGATTGATAGAAATAGATTGTTCAGATGTTCATCAACTGCAAGGATTTTGTTTTAACGAACTTACCTGTAATAGTCCTGATAAATATAGAAAAATAGCGAAATGTATGGAAAAATCATCTCAACTTTATATGCTTTTAAATACTATAAATGCAGAAACAAAATTAACTCCACGAATGTTAAGATATTTTAATGCAGCATGTACAATATCTTTTTATAAAGACTCAAATTCAAGTTTTAAAGACATTATAAGAGTTTTAATGAGTCCTAATTCAAGAGAAGATTTACTACATGGTCTAAGTGGAAATGACAAGGTATTATTAGAAGATGAAATAAATGACTTAATGGAATTAGATAAAATAGATAAAAACGGAAATGTTGAAAATTATGATACAAAAATTGATGGAATTATAGATAGAATCAGTATATTAAAAACAAACTTATATACTAAATTAGCTTTTAATAAATCTGCTGCAAATAATATTAATTTTGTTAAAGCTCTTAATGAAAATAAAATTATATTAATAAAGGCTAGAGAAGAAGATTTTACAAATAGAAGTATAAGAGATTTAATTGCTACATTTTATCTTAGCAAAGTATGGTTAGCTAAACAAATTAGCTCCAAGACTAAAACTCATATATTTATTGATGAAATTAATTTATTTCCAACTGCTCAAATCATATTCCAAGACATTTTAACTGAATGTAGAAAATTCTCTTTTATTCCAACAATAAGCTTGCATTTTCTTAATCAATGTAATAAGAAGTGTAAAGAAGCAATATTAAGTAGTGGCATGAGTTTCATACTCATTGCAGGAGCAGATATAAGAAACTTTTTTGAACTTAAAGAATTATTTATCAAAGAAGGCTATACAGAGTCTGATTTCCTTAATTTGAAAAGATTTCATGCACTCTGTTTGGTTAAGAGTGATGAAAAAGTATATTCTGCATTTGTAGTTAAATTACCAAAATAAAAAGGAGAGAAATCTCCTTATTTTTCTGGAAAAATATATAATTTTATGTAAAGATTTTAAAAGACATAGATATCCTAAATTGCTATAAACTTGATATGACCGTTTCACGATTACTCTCGGTCGCTATCGCTCCCTATATAATCGTTACACATATCATAGCATATGATTTTTGTCTTTGAAAATATTCCAATTTTACAAAATTTTAACATATGATTTAAAGTATAAAATCTATTTAGGCAAATATAATATGAATATACACTTTTACCATACAGAATACGGAAATGAGCCTAGAAATTAATCTGGGTTTGTTTATATATGTAAATAATTCCAAATGCTAAATTGCTTTATGCATTTTTTTATTGAAATACATGGGTAATTATGGTATTATTACATATGTTGCTCCTACTTGCCAAAAAAAGAAAGATATACTTATGGAGCTTGCCACCTTTTATGGTGGCTTTTTTATTGCCTATTTTAGGATTTTAATATAGATATTTTATATAAAGGAGGTGGAAGTTTAAAGAAAGAAACAGTAATTTATTGTAATAAAATTAGAAAGGAAGATTTTTATGGAAAAATATTTTAATACTATAAGTATTTTTGCAGCCATATTAGGTGGATTCATAGGACAGCACTTAGGAGGTTGGGATATGTTATTAAGCACAATGCTAACTCTGGTTGTCTTAGACTATATAGCAGGTGTTTTAAAAGCTATATATAATAAAAAATTATCTAGCAAAATTGGATATAAGGGAATAATTAGAAAAGTATTCATATTTATAGTGATAGCTGTTGCATACGAAATACAAAAAGTAACTGCAAGTAATATTGCTATAAGAGAAATGGTTATAATGTTTTTTATTGCAAATGAATCTATAAGCTTATTAGAGAATGCAAGCGAATTCATTCCTATTCCTGATGCATTAAAAGATGTTTTAGAACAACTAAGAGATTCAACTGAAAATAAAGATAAATAACAATCAAACAAAATAAGTTGACAAATTTACATAAAAATAATTAAAGAAAGGTGATGTTAAATGTCAGTTAAAAAACCAACAATAGTTGAAAAATGGCAAAAGAAAAATAAATATGGCAGACCTGGAACATCATTAAATTATACAAAGGTTGCCATTCATTACACAGGTCAAGCAGATGTAAAAGGAAGTGCAACAGTCTCTTACTTTAACAATGTCGTTGCAAATGGAACTAAAGTAAATGGTAGATATATTTATGCATCTGCTCATTATGTAATAGACCTTGACGGTACTATATATCAATTAATACCTCTAAATGAAATGTGTTATTGTACAAATTCAGCTAATAGTTATGCTATTGGAGTTGAAGTTGCAACAACAGGAAAAGATAATCATTATACGGATGCAACTTATAAGTCAATGGTTCAATTATGCGCATGGTTATGCGATAGAAAGGGATTAAATTGTAAAAAAGATATAATAAGACATACAGATGTTGTTGGTAGAGCTTATAAACTATGTCCTATTTATATGGTTTTAAATCCTAAAAAATACGAACAATTTAGATTAGATTGTTATAATTTAACAAAAGGTAAAATACAAGTTAAGGATATAGTAAATTGTACAAATGGGAAAGGTAAAGTAACTCAAGTTCCAAATACTACAACTACTAAAACTCAATACTTAAGAGTAATTAAGGAAATAAATATGCACAATGCTCCAAATTTCAATAAAGATTCTGTATGTGGAAAACTTGAAGTTGGAACAGTATTAACTATAGTAAAGAAAATAGAAAGAACTGGAACTGATATGTATCTTACTAAATCAGGAATTTATGTAACTGCATCAAGTAAATATATAGAAGTATTTGAAAGATAATTGTTTTATATTATAAAAAGACTAAAGCAAAAGGGACGGGTTTTATCCCGTCCCTATTTTTTTCTTATTGCGAAAGGAACACTCAAATGCCAGTAAGAGTGTTCTATAATAAGTAATATTTTTGAGAACATTCACTCAAAGCAAAAATATTTCTATGTATATAAAATATCATAATTATAAAAATATGTCAATACTTTAATCATAAATTTCACCAGGAACTTCTACTATAGAATAAATATATTCTTTAATACTTTTGTTCTTTATAAATTCTTTGCACTTTTCACTTTCGTTTATAAAAATGTGTTGTTCTAAAGTATTTTTTATTGTTACAACTTCAATTATTATTGTTGGCATAATTTCACCTACTTCCAACATACCAATATATCAATATCTGTATCGTCAAATATCTCTCTTATCATTTTTTCAACTTTCTTCCATGACAGTTTATCTAACCCACATCCAATCTTAGGCATTCCAATTTCTTTATAACCAATTCATAAGACAAATATATTTAACCTCTATTAGAGCCTTTCTAAACTCTGAATATGTAGGTTTATTAAAGTATCTTGGTTTAGTTATCATATTTATAACAACCATATCCTTTTCACAATATGGAATTGAAACTGGATATTTAATTTTGTTTTCAGATAATTCATATAAAAGGGCATTTCTCATGTTTGGAAACTTTTTGTCAAATGTTTTAGCAATTCCTGCACCCATAACACAATCTTGAGAAATGCAATGAACTAATACTTTTCTTTTAGATTTAAACAGGTCCATTTGCTTTATTGTTAGATTCATTTATTCCCCTCCTTTTTAATTAATTTCTTAGTAAAATATCCTATTGGATAACACACTAATCCTATTAATGTAGTTACTAAATATACTTTCCAATTTATAATAAGTATTATCAATAAAAATATACTTAAACTTAAAACAATAGCTCCTAATATCATTGTTTTAAAAATATCTAATATTTCTTTTAATATATTTTTCATGTTTTCTCTATCCATATATTTTATTTAGATTTACTTTCTTAATGTTAATAACTATTATTGGAAGTTCGAATTTAGCAGAAGATAAGAAGTTATTGACTGCCTTTTTCTCATTCTCACCATCTATTAAACATGTGTTAATAGCATTATGTTTTTTATATTTCCATTCTATTTCATACAAATTCATATTTACTCTCCTTTTATTTTAAGAATATATGTATAGCTGCAAAGAATAATATCTTTATTAACATCACTATTACTACTGGAGCAAACACAATCCACCATGAAATATTAATTATATTTAGCACCTTTAATACAAGTAACACTACTGTAATAACTCCCGATAAAGTCATAAATTCGCCTCCTTTAATAACCTTTATAATGTTTTACAATATATTCGCTAGGAGATATTTGGATTACTTTACAACCAAAAGGGAATCCTTTAGTTGCTTTTGGATTCCAAGCTCTTATATATCCGTTAGCAAAACAAGCTACTTCTAATGGAGTACAATCTGATGAAACTCTTTCAAAATCTCTTACTACTTTTATTTCATATCGGTCTCCATAATTTTTTAGTGTTGATATGTCGAATTTATTGGGATTGAGATTGTCGTAACAATTAGCTCTTTCTATTTCTAATTTCTTTCCATTAATTGTTTCCCAATCTGATTCAAAATAAGTTTCTATTGGATATTTATTCATATTTACTCTTCCTTCCTTGTTAAATAATAAAACTAGAACCAACTATTTCAATCTGATTAATTTCTTGAAACAATAAACAAGCTTCCATTCCATTGTCTATATAAAAACTTCCGTCATAAAATTTAACTTCTCCGTAAAATACACTATCAGGAGTTATTGGAGAAGAAATTAATTTTAAATCTGACATTGAATCAATATCTAATCTGACTAAATCTCGCTCATAAATGTCTTGCCCGTTTATATCTTTTATTCCTGTATATTGTCCCACACTATTTGGATAAACTTGTTCATATCCTTTGTTAGTACATAAAATAGCGATATTTTCTTCTTTAACTCTTATTTCTTTTGCTCCAAATCCAATAATCCAAGCATTTTTTGACTTAGAAAATCCTTTAAATTTATACTCTCTCATTATTTTCCTCCAATACCTTTTTATCTTTATAGATATTTCCAATAACAAGTAAATCTTTTGAAGGTATCCCTTCGTCATTAAGAACATACGTTCCTAATTTATTTCGGGTATATAACTTTAATTGTGGAAAAGAAAAGAGAGTGAATTAAAATTTATCACTCTCTAATACCTCTAGTAATTGTGGAATATCTACTCCAAAACCTTCTGTTAATTTTGTACTTCCTACGAAATCATTCCAACTAAATGCCGTAGTAAATGTATATGTTTTGTTACTTGTATTTGCTCTTGTATATTTAGGTTTTCTAGTTGCACTTGTACCGAATAATACCTTTGCTCTAAGCACCTCGAATGAGTAACCTCTACCAGCTTTCTCGATGTTCTTAATCAAGTTGTTTAAACTCTCTGTATAAGCATTTGTGATTCTACATGTAAAGTAGTTAAATATCTCATACTGCCAGTTATCAACTGTTTTAATAACATCTTGATAGTATTTCATATCCTTTGGAACTGCTTTCTTCCAGTTCTCATAAGCCTTTAAAGCATCTTCTCGATTATCATGTTTATAGATATCCCTAAATTGTTCTTTTAACTCATAGGCTAACTTTAACTGTGGAAAGTCTAAAAACATTAGTTGCATATCCCAAATCTGTCTAGCATTTAAATCCTCTTTATTCCTCAGTAGCAAGAATCTATCTTTTAACAACTTAGACCTTCGTTTCTTGTCTAATGAGCCTTTAAACGACTTTCTCTCACCTTCTAAAGCATTGTTAACTAATTGTATTACATGGAATCTATCAACGATTACCTGAGCTTTTGGCAATTCCTCATATACTGCCTCTTTATAGTATCTCCACATATCTATGGTTACTACTTCTATGTTCTCCTTGTTAGGCAATTTACTTAGAAAAGCCTTTACATCGGACTTCTTACGGCTTGGCTGGATATCCAATACCTTACGTCCAATTATATCGGTGTAAACGGCTCTCATGCTTTTATTAAGATGTGCCTCGTCTATTCCTAATATAACTGGAGTGAGGAATGTCATATCCTTTTCTAACCTTTCTATGTAAGCATTAAATATTCTCTTTACTGTAGTAGGAGAAACACTATATTCTTCTGCTATATTAGCAAATGGCTTTTTAAGAGATTCTTTTTCTATCTGTTCTCTTAAACGAATAGTGATTTTATCTCTATCGTCTATACTTTCGTAATGCTGACTAAATGTAGTATCGCAGTATCTGCATTTATATCTGTGTGTATGTATTTCAATCCCTACACGTTTCCCAAAGCTGTTTAAATCCCTTACAAACCTCTTTGATTTGCCATGCTTATAATATTCAACTCCACCACACTCTGGGCAAACTACAGGCTCTTTAACTGGTCTTACTATTACCGTCATATCATGGTCATCTTGTATTGTGTCTAAAACTTCAAATTCTGGTAAATTTAATATATTCATGTTATTTTACTTCATCCCAATTAGTTTTTAATAGTATATTATATAATTGTTTTGCTTGAGAGCTTTTCTCTACTGACATCCCATAAGCAGATGGTTTGTTATAATGATATTCGTTTGATTTAATATGTTCTCTGCATTCTCTCAAAGTTAAAAACATTGTATTTGGTACTATAATTTCTTCTATTTTATAATTATTTAAATATATATCATAATCTAATTCATTATTT